AATGAAGCAGTAACTGAGAAATTAGATACTATTACTGAAAATGTTGATAAGTATTTAGACTACGTTGTTTCTGAATGGATGTCAGAAAATGAAATTGCTATCGAAGCTGGAATTAAAGTTGAAATGGCAGAATCATTAATGTCAGGTCTTAAGAACTTATTCGTAGAGCATAACGTATCAATTGATGAAGAATCAGTTGACGTTGTGTCTAACTTAGAGACAACAGTTTCTGAATTGGAAGGTAAAGCAAATGATTTAGTAAACGAGAATATCGAATTACAAAAGCAAATTGCTACTTACAAAGCAGAACAAAAATTTGACGAACTTTCAGAAGGTTTATCTGAGAATCAGGTAGAAAGATTGAAAGTATTGTCTGAAAAGCTTGATATTGAAGATCTTGACGCTTATGCAGAAAATCTTCAAGTAATTAAGGAGTCATTCTTCTCTGACAAACCTCTTGTTGAAAAGAAAGATGTTCAGGACGAAGATGACGAAATTATTCTAGAAGAACAGGAAGTCGCTAAACCAACTTCTGATTACTCTTCTATTAATGCTCTTGTTGAAGCTTTCAACACTAGAAAAAAGAATAATTAATAAATTGGTTTTTAATTAAATTAATATTAATAAAGGAGATCCAAAATGGATAACTATTCAAGACTAGTGGAAAAGTGGGGGCCCATTCTCGAGCACGAATCTTTTTCACCAATTAGCGATTCTCATAGAAAAGCAGTAACTGCTACTATTCTTGAGAATACAGAAAGAGCACTTAAGGAAACTGGTGATCTATCTGCTAACATGACAAGCTTGCTTTCAGAAGCTCCTACTAATGACGTCGGTACAACCGGTGGATTTACAGGTGGTTCTGCTCCAGCTGGTCCTGGTGCAGGTTATGACCCAATCCTTATCTCATTAGTAAGAAGAGCCGTTCCTAACCTTATCGCTTATGATATCTGTGGTGTTCAGCCTATGACTGGTCCTACAGGTCTTATCTTCGCGATGAGAGCAAGATATGGTTCACAAGCTGGTGCTGAGGCTTTATTCAATGAAGCTGATACAGACTTCGCTGGTGCAGGTACTCACGCTAATACATTACCTGGCGGTGCCGTAACTACTGGTACTGGTATGACTACAGCTGCTGCTGAAGCCTTAGGTGATGGTCAAGGGACTAACTATGCTGAAATGGCCTTCTCAATTGAGAAAGTAACCGTTTCTGCTAAGACTCGTGCTTTGAAAGCAGAATACACAACTGAGCTTGCTCAGGACCTTAAAGCTGTTCACGGCTTAGATGCTGAAACAGAATTGGCTAACATTCTTCAAACTGAAATCTTAACTGAAATCAATAGAGAAGTTGTTAGAACAATTTATGCTGTTGCTGTTCCAGGCGCAGCAGGTGCAGCTACACCGGGTACATTCGACTTAGACGTTGATGCAAACGGTAGATGGTCTGTTGAGAAGTTCAAAGGTCTTATGTTCCAAATCGAGCAAGAAGCTAACGCTATTGCTAAAGGAACAAGAAGAGGAAAAGGTAACGTTGTTATTTGTTCTTCTGACGTGGCTTCTGCATTACAAATGGCTGGTGTATTAGATTACACACCTGCTCTTAACTCAAATACTTTAGAAGTTGATGACACAGGCAATACTTTTGCTGGTGTTCTTAACGGTAGATTCAGAGTATATGTTGACCCATTCGCAGGTTCTAACTACATGGTAGTTGGTTACAAGGGTTCATCTGCATTTGATGCAGGTTTATTCTACTGCCCATACGTTCCATTACAAATGGTACGTGCGGTTGGTGAGAACAGCTTCCAACCAAAAATTGGATTCAAGACACGTTACGGAATGGTCGCAAACCCATTCGCTCAAGGTGACGTTTCTAGCCAAGGACTTGGTGCTCTTACAGCTGATCTTAACAGATACTACAGAAAAGTTACTGTTAGCAACTTATTCTAATCTTAGTATAAGAAGAGTTAGGTCAACTAACCACAAAAACGATTCTTCGGAATCATTGAGAAG